TCATCGACCTAGAAGCCGAGGCCGAGCGTCGGGCGATCATGGCCCGCGAATACATCAAGGCATCTGAGGCGAAGGAGGCGATGCTTCAGCTGACGGGCGAATGGCTGGAGATGATGGAGCGGATGCCGAGCGAGGTGGGCGAGGCCTGCAACCCGAACGACCCGCCTAAGGCCATCGCCGTCCTCCAGGCTTACGTCCGCAAGGTCCGCGAGAAACTGAGCGGAGGCGGCCATGCCTAAGCGCAAGCGGAAGCCGGCGGCCAAGCGTAAGCCAATGCCCAAGCCCTCGCGTCCGTTCCAGGACAAGCGTCGCAAATGGTCCGACATCTCCGACCAACTCTATCTGATGCTCAAGCGACAAGGCATCGACCTTGACTGATGAACCGAGCCGACCTGATAGCCATCGGCCGCGAGGCCTTGACCCCGCCCGACAACGCCGACCCGGTGGCATGGCTTGGGCGGAACATCACCCGCGTCCCTGCCGGAGCGTTCGCCGGCGGATACAACCCGAAGCGCTGGCCGTGGATCGCGGAGAGCCTGCGCTTGTTCCTCGACCCTGCGACCCGGACGATGGTGGACCTCTGGTCGATTCAGACGGGCAAGACGCTCAAGGCCAGACTGGCGGCGACGTACCTGATGGCGAACGACCGCGGGAACATGGTCATCTACATGGACAACCAGGTCAACGCGGCGGACTTCACGATCCGTTACTTGCGGCCGATGTTCAACCTCGTCGATGAAGTGCGGAAGCACATCTCGCCGAACGATAACGCCAAGGGCGACATCATCGACTTCGCCGACGGCACGATCGTCTACAACAACTCAGCGACGACGGAGAAAGACCTCCAGCGTATCTCGACGCGGTACGTCATAGGCGATGAGATCTGGCTCTGGAAGAAGGGGGCCGTGGCACAGTCGATGGCGCGAACCAAGGCTTACGAATGGACGGCGAAGAAACTGTATCTCTCGCAGGCCGGCATCGTGGGCGGTGACCTCGACAACATCTGGATGATGACGACGCGGCACGAGTGGAACTTCGTCTGCCCGCACGAAGACTGCAGGAAGCTGCAACCTTGGGACTGGTCCTACATCAGGTTTCCCGAGGAGGCGAAAAGCCCGGCAGGATGGGACCACCTGATGGTCGAGCAGAACACGACCTACGAGTGCGCCGGGTGCAAGCGTCGCCTGCCCGACACGAACGAGACGCGCATCGAATGCAACGCCGTGGAGAACGGGGCGCAGTTCGTTCAGACGGCTCAACCTCAGAAGACCGGGTGGGTCGGTACGCACGTCAACGCCTTGGCCTCGACGAGCTGGGGCTCCTTGGCCGTGGACATGCTCAAGGCGAAGGAGGCGAGCGATACCTACTCCGACGAGGAAGGGCGTAAGCAATTCAAGATGAAGTATCTCGCCATCCCCTGGAGCGATGACGGCGGGAGCATGGTGGTCTCCAGCGACTCGGCCGACTACGCGATGGAGGACGACTGGGAGGGCGAGGCCGTGATCACGCCGGCGGGGAAGGTCGTCGATAGGGAAGGTGCGCCGGATGGGAGCATCCCTTTCCGCGTCTGCGGCATCGACGTCCAGCGTGGGTTCTTCTACGCGGTCGTGCGTCGCTTCGCCCGCACCGGGCATAGCCGACTCAAGGCCTTCGCCAAGGTCGAGACGTGGCAGGACCTGGACGCCTTCGTCAAGCTCCACGGCTGCCACAAGGCGCTTTGCCTAGTGGACTCAGGTGACCAGACGCAGGAGGTCTATCGGCAGACTGCGATGCGTGGCTGGAAATGCTCCAAGGGTTCGGGTCAGGAATCCTTCTCAGTGGGCGATCGGGACGGGAACACCATCCGCCGATTCTATTCCGAGAAGCAGGCGGTCATGGTGCCCGGTCTTCCGCAACGTGCTTGGCTTATTTCGTTCGCGAACGTCCCGGCCAAGGATCTCCTGCACGGCCTGCGAGCGAGGAAGGTTTTCTCATTCGCCCGCGATGCCTCGCCTGAGTACGTCGAGCAGCTGAACAGTGAGGTCAGGGTCCGTGACCGCCGGACTGGCAAAGCGACCTGGCTGATGCCCCAGGGCAAGAAGGACAATCACGCCTTGGACTGCGAGATTCTCGCCCTCCTGGTCGCCGTCCGTTGGGGTGTGGTCGGGCGGGAGGCCACGGCTGACGACTTGCAAAAGGAAGGAGGGTCGTCAGAGTGATCGCAAGAGAGACGGTCCCGGAGCGTCATCGGAGTGTGCGCCGATCGGGGCATAGGGCCGGGGCCGTTTCTCCCCTCCGTTGCCTAGGCCCGCAGATTTATGCAAGGACTGTTCATCGGACTTTCGGAAGACGAGCTGCTGGCAATCAAGGCCAAGGCAGTCTCGATGATCATGGAGGGCAAGGTTCTCATTTCCTACGCCGACTCCTCGAGCTCGGCCACGAAGAGCTTCGCCTTACCCTGCAAGGAGATGCTTGCCGAGGCCCTGTATGGCCTGTCTCAGCTGGACCCTCAGAAGTACGGTCGCCGACGCAACGTGATTAACGTGCGCTACGACAACCGAAACAACGACTCTAACTATGGCCTCTAAGTCTCCGAAGAAGACCACCCCTAAGACCGCCGCTAAGGTGCCGAAGAAACTGCTCAAAGGAGCAGCCGGTCTTCCGCAGCCGCAGGCCTCGGCGAACGGTGGCGGAGGCTACCCGCAGAACCCGCGCTGGGAGAGCGTGACGCAGAGCACGGGTCGTCAAATCCTTTACATGGGCGCCAACGTGGACGCCCGCCGCGACCTCCGTGCGCGTGACCGCAACACGATGGTCAAGAAGTGCCGGTATGCCGAGCGCAACTATGGCCTCTACAACCAGATCCTGAACGACACCGTGATGTACGTCGTCGGCGGGGGCATGCGGATGCAGTCCCACTGCGAAGACCCCGAGGTCGGCCGCGAGCACATGGAGTACTTCTACGAAGTCTCCCGCAAGCTCGATGTGACCGGGCGTTTCTCCTTAGAGGACTGCCAGAAACTAATCACCCGCGCATGGATGCGAGACGGCGACACCTTTGCCGCTAAGGTCCGCAACGGTCGAGACGAGGCCCGCATCCAACTCATCGAAGCCCACCGCGTCGGCGACCCTGCCGATCGTGACGTTCCCGAGCGTGTCTGGGACGGCGTCGAGTTCGGCGACTACGGCGAGGTCGTCGCGTATTGGGTTTACCGCTCCAACGGCTCTAGCCGTCAGGTGCTCGCCAACGCGATGATGCACATCGTGGACTTCACGTCTTCGAGCGCCTCGCGTGGGACGCCCATCCTCCAGCATGCGACGAACAGCCTCCAGGATATGGACGAGATTCTCGAAGCCGAGAAGCGGGCCGTCAAGGACCAGTCCGAAGTGACGCGCGTCCTGAACAAGTCTGGCGGCTTCATCGACGACAACATGGCAGCCGAACTTGGTGGCGGCGACCGATGCTTCTCCGGCGTGGTCGAACAGGCCGGTGGCAAACTGATCGTGCTCGAGCCCAACGAGAAGCTCGAACATCAGGAAAGCAAGCGACCTTCCCAGACGTTCAACGGCTTCATCGCCGAACTTCAGCGGGACGTGACCTTCGGTTCCCTTCCGTGGGATTTCGTCGTTGACCCCTCGAAGCTCGCGGGGGCTGGGGTGCGATTGGTCGGAAATAAGGCCGACCGATTCATCAGCCATGTGCAGCAGATGGTCATCAATCAATTCTGCATCCCGACCTACCAATACATTATCAGCGACGGCATCAACAAGGGTCTCATCCGCGACGACCGCTCCTGGTACAAGTGCTCGGTGATCACCCCGCCTTCCCTCACCGTGGACGCCGGACGCGAATCGGCCAACGACCGCGAAGACATCAAGATGGGCCTGATGAGCCGTTCCGAATACTACAAGACCCACGGGAGCGAGTTCTACAAACAGATCGACAGCATCGCTCAGGAACTCGCCTACATCCGCAACAAGGAGCAGGAACTCGGCCTGCCTTACGGAAGCATCTCCCAGACCTACCCCAACCCGGTCACGCCTGAGCAGGCGCAGCCGGCGGGAACCCCTCCCCCTTCCAACCCCTAACAATGCGTTTTCTTTCCAACGGCCTCCGCGGCCTCGAGCCTCTGCTCATTAACCCGGTCCGCGCGAAGGACTACGTCGAAGCGTCCAAGGCCGCAGGCCTCGGCGACATGATCGCGCAGCTCTTCGGCGAAGCGCCCAAGCCCTACGTCGTCGGCACGACCGCGGTCATCCCAGTTTCAGGCCCCATCGGTAAAGGCCTTTCCCCCATCGAGCGAATGATGGGCGGGGCTGACGTTGACGTCATCGCTGGCTGGCTGGAAGAAGCCCAGGACAACCCGGCCGTGGACCGCGTCCTTCTCGCCATCAACTCCCCGGGCGGCACGGTAACGGGCGTCCAGGAACTGGCCGACATGGTCGCCGGCTACAAGAAGCCGACCCGTGCCTTCTCCGACAACATGGCCGCGAGCGCCGCTTACTGGATCGGAAGTCAGGCCGATGAGTTCACCGTCACGGGCAGTTCCCAGATCGGGAGCATCGGCGTGTACATGGTCATCCCTAACCTCGAAGAATACTACGCCGCCCAAGGCATCAAGTTCGAGGTCATCGCCGCAGGCATCCACAAGGCCGCCGGCGCCGAAGGCCTCCCCCTCACCGCCGAGCAGCGGGCTTATCTCCAGGCTTCCGTCGAGTCTACCCGCGACGAGTTCCGCGAGTCCGTCCGCCGCAAGCGTCGCTTCGTGCGTGACGAAGACATGGAAGGTCAGGTCTTCACTGGCCGCGAAGCCGCGAACCGTGGCCTCGTCACCGGCATCGTGTCGAACCTCCGCGAAGCCCTTGCGACTTTCTGACCCCTGACAGTTGCCCGCCTCCGCAATCATTAAGACCATGACCATCGAAGAAAAACTCGCCGCCGCCGAGGCCCTCGTTGCCTCCGCTTCCGCCGAACGTGACGACCTCCGCGCCACCGTGGAGAAGCTCACCGTCGGTTCTGTCGCCGAAGTGGAGACCCTCAAGATTGAGGCCGCCGCCAAGGACGCCAAGGTCGCCGACCTCGAGGCCGCCATCGCCGCCTCTGCCAAGCAAGTCGAAGAACTCTCCGCTAAGGTCGCCGAACTCTCGGCCGTCCAGGTCAGCGCCAGCGCCGAAGCCGCGACCATCGTCGCCAAGGTCGGCGTCTCGCCCATCGACCTTCCCCAGGGCGACAGCCCGGTCCGTGCTACGGACTCCGAGATCGCCGCTCAGTACGCCGCCATGCCCTTCGGCAAGGAGCGCACCGAGTTCCTCAAGAAGAACCGCGCCGCCATCTTCAAGTCCGCCAAATAATTTTCCTCAACCCTCACCTGATTCCATATCATGCCTAACACCATCGCTGCCCAGCTGATTGTCGATACCCTCGCCAGCCAGACCCAGACCGTCCTCGCGAACCGCCTCGCCGCCCTCTCGCACTTCGCCACCGACTTCTCCTCGGACGTGAAGCGCCCGAAGGACGTCGTCCAGGTCGCCATCGCCTCCGCCGGCTCCACCACCCAGACGAACCCGACGAGCTTCAACAGCATCGGCGACTCGACCCTCGGTGCTACCGCCGTCACCCTTAACCACCTCTACCAGCCCTTCGGTCTCTCCTACGGCGACATCCAGAACGCTATCCGTCTGGAGCGTCTCGTGAAGATCAACCTCTACAAGCTGGCCGACTCCATCTGGGCCGCCGCCACCGCCCCGATCACCGTCGCCAACTTTGGCGCCGCCACCGTGACCGCCGCTGACTCGGCTGTCACCCCGGGCTCCGCTCAGCTCAAGGCTCTCTGGGCTGGCGTCTCGAAGGCCGGCCGCAAGGCGCTCATCGTGAACCCTGGCATCTACAGCCAGCTCATCCCGACCAGCACGACCTCCCTGCCCCTCTCTGAAGGTGCCTACGGTTTCGACGGCGGCGTCTACTACGCTTCCCAGTTCCCCTCCGAACTGAAGCTGGCTGGTTTCGCCTGTGCGCCTGAGGCCCTGGCGATGGCCGCCGCTGCTCCTTCCCTCGACCACGTCCGCGACGGCATGCTCGTCTCGGAAGTCGTCCCGGTCGAAGGTCTCGGTCTGAGCATCTACTACAACGTCTGGGCCGATAAGAGCTCCCGCTCCCTCGTCGCCTCTGCGGAACTGATGTTCGGCGCCTCCAAGGCCG